GCATATGGTTGGGGTAACCATGCAGCTGCAGGTTATGTAACCGCTTATACTAATACTACTTACAGTCAACAATCAATTCAAGATAACGCTGATGTCAAACTAAGATTGACAGGAAGTGATGGTGTTTTAGATGATATTAAAATTACTGCTGGTACTAATGTAACATTTACTTCTGTAGGTTCTCAAGGATTTACAATTAATGCAACAGCACAACAATCAGGTGGAGCAACTGTAACTACATCTGATTCTGCTCCAAGTGCTCCTGATGATGGAGACTTATGGTGGAAGTCTGATGAAGGTAGATTAAAAGTATTCTATCAAGATGTTAATGGTTCACAATGGGTAGATGCTAATCCACCATTAGCACCTACTGTCCTCACAAATGGAACTAATAAAGTTCAAGTTTCAACAACTGCTTCTGCTACTCAAGATGCTGTTGAACTTTGGGGAGGAAATGCTAAACGATGGAGAATGGTTCAAGGTGGAACTTTACTTCCTAACGCTGATGATGCTTATGATATTGGATCTTCATCTTTTAAAGTTCGTGACCTTTATCTAGGACCTACATCTTTACACTTAGGTAGTCTTGATATTTCTGAGAGCAGTGGTAAACTTGTTTTACCAGCAGTTGAAATGACTGGTCATATCATACCTGACAGTAATGCAGCATATGATTTGGGTAATGCTGAGTATAAGATTAGACATCTATTCTTATCAGACAATACTCTTTATCATCAAGGACCTTTTATTAAAACTGCACAACATGATGCAGGTGGATCAGCACAAACAGCGAGTTATGTTATAACTCTTGCTAAATTGAAACAAGCATTGAATGCTTCTAGTAACTTTGATCAATTCAAATCAGCAATTCTAGCAATAACTGACGCTTAATAAATACCAACGGAAGGAATATAAAAAATGGCAATAGATTTTCCCGCAACAACAGGTCAAGCAACGGATGGTTCATTCGCACATACCGCTTCTGGTGTCACGTGGGCATGGGATGGTACAACATGGAAAGCACAAGGTGTAACAGGTAGTTATGTTCTCCCAACAGCAAGTGCAACAGCACTTGGTGGGGTAAAGGTAGGTAGTGGACTTAGTATTAGCTCTGGTGTTTTGAGTAGGGATGCTATTGGAATAAATGATCTTAGTGATGTAACTACTGGAACTATATCTACTGGAAATGTATTGAAATGGAATGGTAGTGCTTGGGCAGCAGCTACTGACGCTTCTTATACTAATACTGATGTTGATACTCATCTAAATCAATCTAATCCCACGAGTGGATATGTTCTTAGTTGGAATGGATCAGACTATGCTTGGGTAGCTAACTCAGGAGGAGGGGGTGGAGCTGCAACTCCAGAAATTACATGGACTCTTACAGCAAACGGAGTATCTGATTATGTATTTGCTGGTGATGGATTTCCTACCAATCAAAATGACCCTACTTTATATCTCATGAGAGGACAAACTTATAAGTTTGTTAATAATACTGGTGGACATCCATTTAGAATTCAATCTACTGGTGCTCAAGCAGGTGGTGGTACACAATATAATAGTGGTGTAACAAATCAAGATGCAGGTAATGGAGTTACCTTAACATTTGTTGTACCAATGAATGCACCTGATACACTTTACTATCAGTGTACAGCACATCCTGCAATGTTTGGAACAATCAATATCCTTACTCAAGGATCTGGTGGTGGTGGTACTGGATTAGGTTCTAGGCAAACATTCACTGCAACAACTGCGTCTCTTGCTAATAATGTTGCTGGTAACGTAGATGTAACAGCTTATAAGTCTTATTCATTATTAAAAATTAAACCATCCATAGCAGCATGGGTAACATTATATGTTGATGCTGCTTCAAGAACTGCTGATGCAAACAGAGTTCAAGGTGCAGATCCTGCTCCTGATGCTGGTGTAATTGCTGAGGTTATTACTACTACTGCTAATGAAGAGATCAAGATGAGTCCAGGTGTACTTGGATGGCATCAAGATGGAGGTGGTGATGCTGTTACAACTGTATTCTGTAAGGTAGTTAATAAGAGTGGTAGTACAGGTACATGCACAGTATCGTTAACTGTAGTTCAACTGGAGGCTTAAATGGCAAAAATAACGGTTGACGTTGTATTGAATGATGGAGAAGACAGTACTGCTTTTGGTGACAGTTTTTCCTCTAATGATAATGTAGATGTAAGAAACCCTATGGTTTCTTGTCCTACTTTAATAGGTGTAAATGTAGAAGAATCTTATTTTAATACGTTTAAGTCAGACTCTAGAATTAAAACAGCACAAAGAGCAGATGAGTTTCCAATAGCGTCAACTGGAACTCCACCTGCATTTACTAATATGACTAATAAAACAATAGTTGTTAGTACTAGTGCATGGGATGTCGCTCAACCTGGTAGTAGTTTTATTCCTGCACAATTTTATTATGATACTGATATAATACCTTCGCCACCATTAGCAGAACAGACATCTAGGTTCTACTATGCTTTAAAAAATAATTCTTATCATTCTATATTAACCACTGCACAAATTGGAGTAACGGAGTGGCAAAATAATCCAACTCTTGGAGTTTTAGAAGGTTGCACATTAAGAATATATCCACCAACAGTTTATAACTCAGCAAAAGTTGGTAGTGTTACAGCACCTCCAACTCCAGCAACTTATAACATAACAACTACATCACCTTCATTCTCTTTTTATACCCTAAGTGGAAATGATAGAAATGGTGCGGTAAGTGGAAACAACGCAGGTGTTACTATACATGTTGGAGATACTGTTAATTTTAATCTATCAGGTGTTAGTGGTTCTCATCCATTTTATCTCAAGACAGTACAGGGAACTGGAACTGGTAATCAGGTAAGTACACCAGCTGCTACTGGACAAGGATCTACAGGAACCACAACTGTCTCATGGACACCAAACACAGCAGGTACATATTATTATCAGTGTTCTGCACATAATGCAATGAATGGAACTATCACAGTATCAAATGCACCTGGCGGTAGTGGTGGTGTGGTAGTTGGTGGTATAAACTTATCTACATTGTCACAATCTGGTTGGTTAAACATACAAGCAGAAAGTGCAGTTAATAATAGTATTACTATACAAGCACCAAATAATGCTACTGCAGGTACAACTGGTGGTGGAGCAAATAACTATCTGGCATTGATAAACTCAGAAGGAAAAACACATGAGAGTTATGATGGCGTCGTATCTACATCAACATCTTTGACATCATCAACTGATGCACAAGAAGCACTTGGTCAAAGTTCTTCTGTTACTTACTATCCTGTAGACTCTGGTGTTGACTTCAATTACGCAGGAACTGGTGCTGAATTAACAGTATCTAGAGGTGCATTTTATCCATACATAGACTCTACTGTAACTTGGGATAGATCATCTGGAACCATAGCATCATATGCTAACGGTGCTAGTGTAAACGAAAATCTTGGATTGTCTGGAACTACTTTTGCAAGCGAACCAACCTTTGAAGCATATACATTGAGTGGAGATGCTATTGGTGCATCTGGTCTAACATTTAATACGACCAATGGAAATCTATCTGGAACAGTAACATCAGATTATATTGACACAACATTTAATTTTACTGTTACTGAGAACGTAACAGGTAACGCACAGTCATATGCATTTACTACAACTGGAACTGGAGTTCTAATTAACGTAACCGCACAACCAACAAATGCCACTATAGAAGCAGGATCTGGTAATACAGCATCTTTCGGACCTGTAGCGGGTATTAGTTCTGATGGTTCTACTATCACATTCCAATGGGAGTTCTCAAGTAATGGTGGAGCTGGTTGGTCTAATGTTTCTAATGGTGGTGGATATAGTGGAGCAACTAATAATACACTGGTTGTAGACGATGACTATGCTAAGAACAATTATCAGTATCGTTGTAAGTTAGATACAAACACTGCTATTGCACCAGTTTATTCAAACGTAGCTACCCTAACAGTATTCAGAACTATAAGTATTACTTCACAACCTGTAGATTCACAACCTGTCGCTCCTGCAGTAGGATCATTTACAGCAGTTGGTTCTACTTTGGATGCTGCTACTATAAGTTATCAGTGGCAAAAATCTGAGAACGGTGATGGTGTTAACTATTCTGATATAGGTGGTGCTAACACTACAACTTATAATACTGGCACCACATCATATGATGATGATTACGGTGATTACTACCGATGCAAAATGAGTGCAACTGGTGCAAGTGACGTATTTTCTAATGCTGCTAGATTATTTGTTCAAAGAACTATTAATATAACATCACAACCAACTAATACAACTGGTGCAGTAGGTGGAACATCATCCTTTGGTGTTGCTGCTACTACATCTGATAACGATGCAGGAGATATTACATTCCAGTGGCAAGTATCTATTACAAATGGAGCATCGTGGTCTAACGTATCAGAAGGAACTGGTGGAACAACATCAACATATACAACACCTACACTGACTACAGCATACGATGAATATCAATATCGTTGTTTATTATCAGCAGCGGGTGCAACACAAACACCATCTAATGCTGCTACATTACAAGTAGAAACTGTAACAGTTGTTGTATCATCTCAACCAGCTGCTGCAACAGTAGATGAAGGACAAACTGCAACGTTCTCTACATTAGGTGGAGTAACAATGGCACCTGTGGGTGGTAACGCTGCATCATCTTCATTCGAGGTAGATCAATTTGATACTCCTAGTGGTGGAGGTGGTGGTGCAGAAGGTATGTCATCTCATACACCTGGCGTAACATATCAGTGGGAGAAATCTGACAATGCGGGTGCAGTATGGAACCCTATTGGTGGAGCAACATCTGCGTCATATACAACAGGAATTACAACATATGCAAATGATCATGATGATCAGTATCGTTGTGTTATTAGTGCAGTGGGTGCTGCTACTCCCGCAACGACCAATGCAGTTGTATTGACAGTTCAAAGAACATTCTCTATTACAGCACAACCATCAAATGCAACAGCAAACGAAGGTGCAACAGCAAACTTTACAGTTACAGTTTCTACAAGTAGTGGATCTCCAACATATCAATGGGAAAGATCTGACGATGGTGGTGCAAACTATGCATCTATAGGTAGTGCAACCAGTGCAACATACACAACACCAACTTTAGTATTTGCTAATGACAATGCAGATCGTTACAGAGTTGTTGCTTCTCTTGTAGGTGCTGCAGCAAGTATTACTTCTGCACATGGAGAACTTACAGTCTTACGTGTTATAAGTATTGGAACCCAACCCGCATCAACTGCAGTCATTGAAGGTGGACAAGGAACATTTAACATTGTTGCATCTATTACAAGTGGTGTTATATCTTATCAGTGGCAGAAGTCAATAAACTCTGGAGCAAACTGGAGTAATATAAGTGGTGCAAACTCAGCAACTTATACAACTCCCAATACAGTATTTCCAACAACTCCTTCAGAACAGTTCCGTTGTATATTAACAAATGCTAATGCAACTACTGTAACATCAACTGCTGCAACATTGACTGTTAATGAATCTGAGTTTGTAACTGCACCTACAAGTGTCACGCCAACAGTTGATCCAGATACAACTAGAACATTTTCTAGACAACCAGTTATTACTACAAGTGCATTTGTTCCTGAGTATTCGGGGTCAACACACATCTCTACCTTCTGGAGGATAAGAAGAGTTAGTGATAACGTGACTGTTTATGATACTGTAAGTGCTGTTGATGCTGATGGTGACACTGCTAATAAAACATCAATTACAATACCATCTGGATTCCTTGACTTTGATACTGCATATTCAGTTCAAGTTAAATTTAGAGACAATGCAACGCCACCTTTAGAAAGTGCATATTCTTCTGCAGTTAACTTTACAACACCTCTAGTTGACCAACCAGAGATACAAACTATCACTCCTGCATTTAACCCAACAATCAATGTTGATGCTATTGCAATGAAGAGTGGATATAGTCATTCCTCTAGTGATTGGCAGTTCGCTCCTGCAAATACATTTGCAACTATTGTTCACCAATCTCTTGGTAACTCAACAAACTTAAATTCTTACACATTACCTAATGCTGTTAACCTTAGTTCAAATACTACATATTATGTAAGAATTAGATTCAACATCAACCCTACCTAACATGGCAATTGCTTCAAGTAGAGAAGGACTCATAGATTATGCACTACGTCAAAACGGTGCACCAGTCCTCGAAATAAACATAGACGATGATCAAATCAGTGATCTAGTGGATGATGCTATCCAATTTTATAATGAGAGACACATGGATGGTTACATTAGAACTCATCTAAAAGTCCAGTATAATCAGTTAATGTTAGATGCCATGACTACAGATACTGATACTACTGTGACTTCTGGAACATCTAATAATCAAACTCTTACATTTAAAGAACAAAATAACTATATCAAAATGCCACCATACGTAACAACTGTAGTCAAGGTATTTGATTTTGTATCTAAGAATGTCACAAACTTATTTGACGTTAGGTATCAGTGGAGATTAAATGACCTTTGGGATCTTACACAAACAGAGATTCTTACATATGAAATGGTCAATAGAAGATTGGAAGATATCTACTATCTGTTAGAAGGACAAAAACAGATTAGATA